TTAGAACTTTTTAGCGTTACTGGCAGTCTTCTTCACTGTAATGGTAACATTCTCAGTGATATAACCCCAGATGTACTTCACAGTTACAGGAATCTTAATCTGGAACTCCTGAACAGTAGCACTCAAGTTCTTGTAGGTAAGTGTACCACCATCAGCTGCAGTGTAAACGAAGTCAATGTTCTTAGTAACATCACCTAATGGAACGAACGTCTTAGGATCTTTCTGACCCATGTTCGTCAACACATTAGGATTGAGGCTGATAGACTGTCCGTCTTCGATGCCTTCAATAGATACACCCGTTACACCATAGTACTTCTCATATTCACCACCGATACCAGCAGCTTGTTCTTTGTTCCAAGCATCACGCCAGTCTGTGAACTTCAAGAGGTCTGTTGCCTTGATCTTCTGCATTTCTACGTAGCTTGCATCAACAATTTCCTTGTTGGCATTCTCAGCGTTGATTGGGCGGAGGAAGCGAACGTCAAATGTATTGTTCGTCAGAGCCAAATCCTTAGCGCACTTATTCTGAGCCTTGATACCGATGATAGCTTTCACTACGTCGTTAGCCAATGAGTTGTGATCCTTGTAGTTCAGCAGAGCATGAGCATAGTCATTGTGCTGGTAAGCAATCTTCGTCTCACTTGGATCTTCAGGACTGTCAAGAGTTGCAACAGGATTCTTAGCCTGATTACCCTTAATCTGTGCATTCAAAGTCTTACCATCTTCAGACACTGACATTACATAGGTCTTGCCGTCAATACCCTTGTATTCCTTGCCTGTGTTTTCAGCATCGAATACGAGACTAAGCTTCAGTTTAGCAGCTGCATACTCTTTACCTTCAGTTTGGTCTGTAATAACGTTTATCAAGTTAGCACCAATCTTGTTGCCCTTGAATACGTCGCCAAACGTGGTCTCCATCTTTTCTGCAGTACCGCCAGGATTATCCTCAGGAGTCATCGTATTGCTGTGAATCTCAGCAGTTCCAGGTTTAGAAGTGTTAGCTGCATACCAGTAGTTAGAAATGATGTTGTCAGCCAACTTCACTTCGCCAGCAGGTGTAGAGTCCTTACCAATGCGCTTGCCTGTCTTGAAGGTAACGAATACGTCAGGATACTTAGACTTGTCCTTAGACTCATATTTCACAGCAATCTGTACATTTTCATTCTTATCCGTAACGAAGAATTTCTTAGCCTCAGCAGGAGTCAACTTCCAGCCTAAGATACTGGTCAGAGTTCCGTCCTCAGCAGAAGTCTCGTTTCTTGTATAAGCCATTCCAATAGGCTCAGCCATCTTCTCAAATGTCTTGCCATTGGCACTCAACTTATACTGCTGCAAATTACCATTCGTTAGATCCTTTACAGGAGATTTACCATAGTTAGCCTCGAATTCTTCACGAGTGATGCCTAACATGTGATACAGGTCGTACTCTGTCTGAATCCACGTTGTTTCATACTTCCACTCTTTTGCAGGCTCGTTACATTCACCATTGTATGAGTAGTTGTAGTCAGGTCCTTGGTAATCAAAATGCTTGTCAGGAACAATTTCAGCAGGATCTTTCTTCTCTGTAATCTTGATGCGGATATAACCATAGTCAAGCACGTTGCCATTCTTGTCAATCAAAGATACGCGTACCAATGGTGTACGACCAATGGTAGGACGAGCCTGCTCAGCACCGTAAGCTTGTTGCTTTCCTTCTTTATCAGGCATCTGTGGACGGAATGTGTAACCGTCTTCAGGATTGATAGCAGCATGAGCAGATTCAGAAGTCTTATTATCTCCATAGTAAAGTGCGGTAATCTCGAACTTATACGTCATTCCATTAGCTTCCAGCTCCTCTGCCGTCATCAATCTCTTAATACCCTTTGCATTAGTATAATGAACCTCTACAAGCTTGCGAAGATCCAAAGTCTCATTGTAGTTAACAGAATCTTGAGGACCGAACTTACCACCACTTTTAGCAGCTTCAAACACATGCTGCATCAAGAGTTGGTGATGCTTGTGGTCTTTGTCTGGTCCACCCAATTCTGACTTATTAGGACTTTCAACGCCCAAGAAAGGAACGTCTTCACCAGCGCGGTGAGCCAACTTCAGGTTCTTAATAGACTCTGCATACAAAGTAGCATAATCAGAAGTGATGGTTCTTTCAGCCAAGTTTTGATCCTTATTCAAGGTTATACCTGGAAGTGTTACCTGTGTAGCGAAAACAGTAACCATCTGGTTGTCTTTAACAGATTTAATCTTTTCAGGATTAGTTACATCCAAGTTAACCTTTAACATGCCGTTTTCAACATTCCAGCTTGCAACAGACAAACCTGCTTCAGCAGCAGCACGTGTGTCCTCGTACTCCCTGTCTCCAGAGAGAACATTAACCTTAGCGGTAGCAGGATCAATAACAGCTGTTGAAGGATTCATGTGGTAGTTTGCCACAAAAGCAAGCACTCTCGAACCATCCTTTGCACCGTAACGCTCAGCCTTGTCGTAACCCACTTTCTCTTTCACATTCCATACAGCAGCAGACAATGTGTAAGCGTTATATTTCAAGGTCATGATCTTGGTAGCTTCAACACCATAATAATATGAATCCGGAGCAAAAACGATACTGCGAAGCTCAGTTGGCAACAACACGTTCAAAACGTTAACGTTCTTGTTTACCTCGTCAACCCTATCAGACAATGCTTTTGCATCAGCCTTGAGCTGAGCAATTTCTGTAGAGAATTCCTTGGATTTCTTAGCCAAGTCTGCCTCTACCTTAGAAAGTCTGTCTTCCAAAGCCTTCTTAGCCTCATCAATCTTATCATAGATCTTCTTGAAGTCAGCCTCTGATACGCCTTGCTTCTCAAGAGCCTCTAAACGAGTCTTGAAACCTTCAAGAGCAGCCTTCTGCTCATCAATGTCAGCTTTGAGACCCTCTTGAGCTGTTTTAACATCTTCAAGACCAGCCTTCAGATCTTTGATTTGCTTCAAAGGCTCAACAAGACTACTTTCTACAGCAGCTACCTTACCAGCCAACTCTTTCAGTTCGTCCTTACTTGCCTTGCCTTCCAAAGCCTTGTTTACTTTTGACAAAGCCTCTTCGGCAGTCTTTACACGAGCCTCCAAGCCAGATACATCAGCAGCAAGCTTGGTAACCTTTTCGGTAATCTGTTTTGCTTGAGCTTCACCAGCTGTTTGCAGCTTGGTAATAGACTCTTGCAGTTGTGCATCCTTGGCTTCCAACTGCTTCTTCAAGTTGGCAATCTCGGTCTGCAACTCTGTCTTTACAGTCTTGAGCGGAGTCAATGCATCAATCTGCGTCTGCAAATTATTGATGTCATCATCGTAATCCTTACAAGATGTAAACGTACTCATAGAAGCCGTTACTAAGGCTCCCATCAGCAGCGTACTTAAGATTTTCTTTCTCATACGATATAAAAATTAAATAAAACAATAAAAATTAAAATATATACTAGCTAATATTGCATTGGATTCTGGTCAAGAAGCCAACACAAATAATTTTTTCATACCAATAAACGTCATTTATGTACATAGTAACCGTATTTCTATAGGGCACAGAACGAAACGTATAAAATGAGTTGAGGATAAAAACGGCTTATTGCTTTATGTTTCAAAGAGTTATGCGTATAGATAGAATATGAGCCTGTAAAACGAAACGTTTACATTGGTTTAATTTTGGTTTACATCGAGGGGCTTTTCGTTTACATGAGGCTGGCGAAAGGTTTACATACATAGGGCTGCACGTTTACGCGTGTGGCCTTTTTTGTTGCTGTGCGTGGAAACCCTTTATACACGGACATTCTGTGCGTACAGGGGCTTTATATACGCCAAAATTTGAACCGTGTGAGAATGATATTAAAATGCGTTTACAAGGATGGTAAAATTAGAGTTGTAATCACTTTTTCTTGTATATTTTTTGGTGGTTTTTAGGTTAGGGTTAAGTTTAGGGTTAAAGTTTAGGGTTAGTTTTGAGAAAGTTTAGGGTTAGTAAAGTAGGTTTTTAGTGGGTACGATACAAGGGGGTGAAGATACTACTTTTTTGATGATATGCACATTTTTAGTACCGATAGACCCACCCTAAATGCCACCTGTTTTTGAAACTCCACCTTATTAAATAACACGATATCACGTACTTTGCTAATTTTGGACTGTAAAACAGGGGGGGGATATGGGTAGGGGGTGAGAGAGAGGGAGTGTTGATGGCTACTTTTCTTTGTTGTATGAATGCTGCATTTCATTGTTGTGTTGTTGTAATTAGAACAGTTGTCATATCATTTATTTTTTAGAAAAACTTACTTATACTGCCAATAACCTCAAAAATGTTGATAATGCGTTTGATGGCAAACTCCTGCTCATCAAAATTTGGATTTATGGGAACATATCGCAGTGAATTCTTAGATGACCCTTTGCGAAGTATCTTGATTGTGCGAATGGTGTCAAGAACCACTGCATATATCTCACCGTACTGAATATCGTCAAGGGTGCATGGGCGAAGTGCAATGATGTCGCCGTGGTTAATCTTTGGTTCCATAGAATGTCCTGTGACATTACACCAAAGTTTTGCTCTGTCAAAACCAGGTACAATAATGTTTCGGTCTGGTACTGATACTTGCGAATTGTATACTTCACTAAACCCACCAAGGAAATCAACATTATAAAAAGGTTGCCCCACTTTGGGGTCATAACTAACTACTGGGGCGGAGGCGTCTTCTGTTTCCTCCCCTTTGAGCATATTACCTTTGCCTGTGAGAAGCCAATCGGGAGATATATTTAAACATTTTGCATAAATAATATCTATATCAAAGGTGTTGCGGGTAATCCAAGTGCTAACTGCTTGTGGAGATACCCCTATCATCCGAGCGAATTCAGACTTATTACCACCAGAGTAATGATCTATTAGGCTTAATAATCTATCTTTTTTCTCCATTATTAAACATTTTGAGTAAAATAGTTCCAAAATATTTTGTTTGTTTATGCAAAACGTTTATCTTTGCAACGTATTCCATTAGGAAACGCGCCCAAATATACGAAAAAGGGGCGAGGTTAACGAATTTAAAGGATTAAAAATTATGGCAACGAAAAAGTGCAGCCGCCGCAGTGGCGGTAGAAAAGACGAAGTGGTAATCAGTATTGATGTGACCCAAAGACTCAAACAGATGCTCAGAGAGCGTCAATCAGAGGGAGCATCGTTTCCTCAGAGTGGTCAGATTGAGCATAGACTTGTTCAGCTTGAGAAGCAGCGTAGGAATCTACTTTTCTTATTATGCCGTGTTCTTCAAGCCGCCCCTGAATATAGGCTACGTCCATCAGAACTTGCAGCTGATGTCGTCGGTGACTTATCCTGTCTTTCTCAGGAGTCGGAAGCGTATCTGCGAATTCGAATGGTGTGAGATTGTCCCTTTCGAACTTCCAAAGGCAATATTTAGCGAACCAAACCTTGCCTTCTTTTTCCTTGTCATGGTGAAACAAGGTCGGGAGGCTGGCAGTGAACAGGTTTTTAAGAGCTTCAAACTGTGCTTTAAGCATGATTAAATCTGTATCCATATAATTTTCTATTTGGAATTTGACTATAAAGTTAGTGAAAATAAATGAATTAAAACAAGTGAGATTATGAAAAAGTACATTCACATCAAGAAGGAAGACCGCGAATTTATCGCGAAGTCACTGGATATTACGGAGCGCACGATATTCAATGCGACTCATTTCACGGACATGAACGAGGGAACGGATCTGCTGAAGACGGTGCGCACACTGGCATTGCAGCGTGGCGGCATTGTGATGGTTGAAGCTCCGGAGTGGGAGGTGCTGCATGATGCTGACGGTTATATGCGGCAGTATCTTGGTGACGTGCTATTAGAGTTTTCAAAGACGGAACCGTGGTGCGATGTGTTCAAGCATGGCGAGAAGATACGGCGGTTTGACAACTTGATGACGAACGACATTCAGGGCATTCAAGACTGGGCAGCTAAACTGTAAGGGAGGGGTCAGTATGGAGTATTACGGTAATAAACTTTGCATATCCTACCACGAGCTTGTGGAAAGCGGTATTATGACAGCCTCTAACTACAAAAGCCTAACCTACCGAAAGAAAATGGATGTCGTACGTCGTGGAGGTGGTGCGAGAGGCAACTGTGCTCTGATTGCTATAGACAGTTTGCCAAGTAAATATCGTATTAGGGTTTATAAGGCTTATCCTTATGGCGAGGATGCACTTGTGAAAGAGTGGATAATATCTAACTATCATATTGACCGAGATGCCATTTCCTTTTTCTATGACTGCGATAAGACTGGTTTTGAAATGTCGGACAAAAAGAAATGGGAGTACATTGTCAACGCCTCGGTACTGAACTGCTGCATCAAGCTCTATGGATGCGCACGAGAATGCCAACGGTTGTTCGGAGGTAAGTACAGTTGGGGGATGATGGTCAAAACTATCGAGATGCTGCGCAAGGAACTGGGACACACGCTCCCGACCAGTATATCTCGCTTCAGGGAGAAAGTGAACAACTACAAACGCAATGGTTACGGCTGCCTTATCAGTGGTAAGTTCGGAAATCAGAGTGCAAGGAAAGCGAATATTTAATTTCAGACGATGGAGTATTACGGTAACAAACTTTGCATATCCTACCACGAGCTTGTGGAGAGCGGCATCATGACCGAGCCAAATTATAAATATAAGGCTTGGAAAGGTCAGATAGACGTTATTCGTCAAGGTAAAGGGTTGGGGAATTACGCTCTGATTGCCGTAGACAGCCTTCCTACCAAATACAAAGAAGCGGTTGAGGACAAGTACGGCAACGGAGCCGAAGTGATTCTCACTGGCTGGATTATGTCAAACTACGAACTGGATCAAGCTGCTGTTGCTTTCTTCCATGATCGCTCAAAAACAGGTTTAGATCTTACAGCAGAAAAGGCACGGGAATACATCATTAATGCTTCTGTACTGAATACCTGCCTGCACCTGTATGAAAACTCGAAAGCAATCAAGCGGACGATGGGTGAAAGATACGACTGGGACAAGATGTCTACGGCTATAAAGATATTGCGTGAGGAACTGGGGCACACACTCCCTGCCAGCACGTTGCGTTTCAGAAAGAAAGCTAATCTGTACAAGAGTAACGGCTACATCTCTCTAATCAGTGGCAAGTTTGGAAACCAGCACCGTCGGAAGGTGGACTACAAGACAGAACAGCTTGTGTTAAGTATCAAGGTACTCCCCAACCAGCCTTATGGCAGTGACGTGCATAAGATGTACATCGAATTTCTGTGCGGTGAGCTTGACGTGTGGGATTTAGACACCGGTGAGCTGTTCAATCCCGATGATTTCACGGATAAGAACGGAGATCCAAATGAACTTAGCGAAAGCACTATCCGGAATATCCTTAACAAGCCAAGTAACAAGCTTAGAATAGCCAAAGCCTTGAAGAGTTGGGATGCATTTTACCATGAAGACATGCCTTATATGCATCGTCATAGTGGTGAGTTCTCCCTTTCCCAAATCACGATGGATGATGTGGATTTGCCTCGTCGCATGAAAGGCAATGAATATGTACATGCCTATTACGCATACGATGTAGTGAGCCAATGCCGTGTGGGAATAGCTTACGGACGCAAGAAGGATGACAGCCTTGTGGTTGATTGTTTCAGGGACATGTTCCGACTGATAGAGAAGAACGGCTGGGGTATGCCTGCCGGCATTGAGGTGGAGCAGCACTTGATGAGCAAGTATAAGGAGGGCTTCTTAAAGGCCGGGGAAGTTTTCAGAAACGTATATTTCTGTGCGCCCCAGAATTCACAAGAAAAATATGCCGAGGCGTTGAACGGTGCATTCAAGACCACAGTAGCCCACAAAAACCACGAGGGTATCGGGCGTTGGCATAACAAGGGTGCCCGGCGTGTGTTCCAGAAAAAGGTGAGCGACAGCGACAACCATACCTGGGAGGACAAGAAGTACTATTCCTTCGAGGAACTTGTTGCCGATGACCGCCGGGATTGTAACGAATGGAACAACATGCCACATCCAAATCAGAAGAAATATCCAGGTATGACTCGTTGGGACGTACTCGTGGCAAGACTAAACCCAACGCTTCGCCCCTTGGATAAGTTGACACTGAGTCGGTATATAGGCGAATGTGTGGAAACGAGCATACGGCGTAACTCCACTGTCAAGGTAGCGTACGAGAACTGGTGGATAAGCGGTCCTGAGGTACTTGAACGCCTTGAGCCTAACAACTATAAGGTAACAGCCTGCTACCTGCCCGATGAGGAGGGGAAACCCACGGACGTGTTCATCTATCAAGGAGACAAGTACATTGACAAGTTGCTTCGAATAACGACCTACAACCGCGTGCTGGCAGAGCAGACCAAAGCAGACGAGGAAGCATTCATTGAGCAACGCAAGTATGTGTCGCACTTTGATAAATACCTTCGCGACAATGCCATCGTCAAGGTTGGCAAGGCTTGCGTCGAGGAGGCATCTTTCTCAGAAGAGGAGTCTCTTGAACTGCCGCAAGTGCAATCACATGAAGAAGAGCAGGACTACATTCCTGATATAGATTACAGCAAAATGGGATTAGAAGCCTATTAAAATAACATTATAAATGCGTTCAGACTATGATTACAGAAGAGCAAAAACAGAAAATACTGGTAGCGGTGAAACAGAACCGCACCAACTATCCGAGTGACGCCAAGCACGCAGCAAGTCTTGGTATCAGCACGTCAGTGTACAGTGGCATCAAGAACGGTCAGACAGAAAAAGCGTTGAGTGATGCCAACTGGATAGGCATAGCACGCCGTCTTGGTGTGACCCTTCGTGGCGAGATAGATTGGAAGCCAGCCAAGACAGCTACTTTTGAGTATATAACGGCCCAGTTGGAGTTTTCACAGCAGTCGAGCCTTAGCGGCATTATGTGCGACATGCCCAACATTGGCAAGACCTTTACGGCCCGCTACTATGTGGCACACCACCGGAATGCAGCCTACATCGACTGCTCACAGGTGAAGACGAAGCTGAAACTCATCAGAAAGATTGCCTCCGAGTTTGGTGTTGACAGCAAGGGAAGATACTCTGACGTTTATGATGACCTTGTATACTACCTGCGTAGTATTGACACCCCTCTGATTATTTTGGATGAAGCTGGGGACCTGCAATATGAGGCTTTTTTGGAACTCAAAGCCTTGTGGAACGCCACCGAACGGTGCTGCGCCTGGTACATGATGGGTGCCGACGGACTGAAAGAGAAAATGAACCGATCGATAGAGTGCAAGAAAGTAGGCTATACCGAGATGCTCTCACGTTATGGCGACCGATACAGTAAGGTTACCCCAGATGACGGCAAGGAGCGTGAACACTTTCTCAAGGAGCAGGCAAGGGTTGTGGCCAAAGTAAATGCGCCCGAAGGCACTGACATCGCTCAGATTGTGCGCAAGAGTGGAGGCGGACTGCGAAGAGTGTATACAGAAATTGAAAAACTGAAGAAAGGAGCATAATATGATGACCAAAATAGAAATGGAGGCAATGGAAGCCGTTATCGGTATCCGTAAGGAAATGGCAAAGGCTAATGAGATAGACTGGGAACAGCGCAGGTATGAGATAGCTAAAGACTATTATGTTATGGCGTGTAGCCAAGCAAAAGCGCATGGTGGTGAAACTATGGGAGATATTCTGGAAGCTGCGGCATGGTTATCGGCAGTTGCTGCCGATAAACTGATAGAGGTTCTGAAAAAGTAGGTATGGCAAAGCGAGCATACAGTCCGAAAGAAATCGCTGCCAAGAAATGGGTGACTTTGCCTTGGGGTGAGCAATGGAATGATCCGTTCGGTTTCCCTGCTGAGAATGCCTCTTGGTTTATCAGCGGCGCGAGCGCGCAGGGCAAGAGCTCCTTCGTGATGCAGTTGGGGAAGGAACTTTGTAAATATGGTCCTGTTGTATATATGAGCTACGAGGAGGGTGTGAACCAAAGTTTCCAACGTCGAATGAACTATCTTGGTATGAATGAGGTACAGGGTAAATTCAGAGTAGTTGTTGACGATACCATCGAAGAGCTTGCCGTACGTCTTTCCAAGCCCAAATCTCCGAAATTCATCATTGTGGATTCCTTTCAAGTAGGCTGTGATGACAAAGGATGGACGTATCCTGCAGCTGTTGCCTTGATGCGCCGTTTCAATCGCAAGTGTTTTATTTTCATTAGTCAGGAAGACAAAAGTGAGCCAACAGGGAAACCGGCACGGCGTCTTAGGTATATTTGCGATATGAAAGTACGCGTGATTGGTTACAAAGCCTACTGCTTGGGCCGATCTATCGGTGAAGCGGGAAAGTATTATGTAGTGTGGAAAGACGGAGTAATCAAAACAGATAATGACACCAAGTTATGAGTGAGATATGGACGAAAAAGAAAAATGCTGCATCTGCGGCAGGGAGATAGAGGGTATGGGCAACAACCCCTATCCTATTTGGAAAAAAGGCACTTGCTGTGACCAATGCAACGCCACCGTAGTGCTGCCAGAGCGGCTAAGACGGGCAAGGAGGGAGTTATGAGCATAAAAGATCTGACACAGGAGCAGTTGGAGTGGCTGAAGGAACTTTAAGAACATCAAACAAAGTGTGATATGGCAAGCAAGCGAGACAACCTGCTGTACAGGTTGAGAAAGAAAGGAGTGAAAGTACAGACACGGAAACGCACGATATTCTTTGCGTACGATGGCGAGCCTTTCACTATCATACAGATACGGCGATTGTGCAAGGAGTATCATTTTAATGTACAATTAGAAATACGATAAAATATGGAGTATAAGATTGAGCGATGCTGCATCTGCGGCAAAGAGATAGAGGGGATGGGTAATAATCCCTATCCTGTGAGAACGGAAGGACGGTGCTGCCGATATTGCAACTATACCGTGGTACTGCCCGAAAGAATAAGACTATCAAAACAAGATCGCTATGAGCAAGGAAAGACGGATGATTGAAATCACTCCGGGACGTATGAGTCCGGGCGGACGTATGACGGACCGTATCAAGAGCCGTGGGCACAGTTGTCCTTACTGTCAAGGGAACGGCTACCATTGGCAGGAAGACGAGTGGCAGGAACGCTATAAGCAGGAGTGCCCGATATGTAAGGGCAGCGGAAGACTTGACGCCGTGATAACCGTCGAGTGGAAAGCAGAAGAATAGCAATGGAAAGAAATAAATACAGCAAGATAATCCTATCTGAGGCAGAACAGCAATGGATGCGCGATAACTTCTGTAACACCAAAAATGTGGAGGTGGCAGAACACCTTGGCATCTCGTCCAGAACAGTAGTGAGGATTGCGCGGGATATGGGATTGGTGAAACATCCGGACTTTACAAAAGCCATGCAGCGAAATGCTTCCGAACACGCTGCCAGAGTGAACAGAGCCAACGGCGGCAATGCCGGAGCGAAGAACCTGTTGATTTACGGCAAGGCTTACCAATTCAAGAAAGGCGAACGGCAGAAGGACAAAATGTCGGCAGAAGCCTTTGACGCCATGCACCGTCACATTGGCGAACAGCGCAAGAAAACCTTCAAGGCGGAGAAGCGCAGAGTGATATTCGGTCTTGAGCAAAAGACAAAGCTTCGGGTGGTGCAGGCACCGAAAGAGAAAATATGCCTCCGTAATGGTTTGCGAAAGAAAGGCTATGAGATAGCCCGTGCTTCCAATGAAGCGTTCATAACAGCGGCTACTCACCGCTCGGAAGTGATGGAGCGCAGGGCAATATCAATGGGAATAAGTTTTACATCAATTTAATATAAACGATTATGAGCAACTTTTTAGAAGAAATCAAAAGACGTTTTCAAGTGTGGCACGAGAAGCGTGCAGAGCGCATTGAGGCGGAGCGCCAGGCTCAGCTCGATGTGGAGGCGCGCAATGCTGTGCAGGTAATGGAGTTTAACGGCGAGCTGTACGCCTGTGTGAACGGTGTACCCCTGTTCGGTGTCAGCGACATCAACGGCACTTTACCGGAGGCTGTTGCTAAAGCCCGCCAGAATTATAAAGACTGGAAGGAGGAAAAGCTATGGGAACGGAACGGAACTATGCGCGCTTCTACTGTCTGCTGAAGAAACTGCCTGGGGCAGACAAGGAGACGTTGGTGTCGAGCTTCACGAACGGCAGGACGGTCCACCTGCACGAGATGAGTGCGAAAGAATATGCCGCCATGTGTGCATCACTGGAAGAGCACACCGGCTGGAGAGTGCAACTGAAGAAGAAGCGCAGCCTGTGTTTGAAGCTCATGCAACAGGCTGGTATTGACACGGCCGACTGGCAGCGCATCAACGATTTCTGCCGCCACCCACGGATAGCCGGAAAGGTGTTCGCCAAACTAACACTGGCAGACCTTGATTCGTTGCAGACAAAGCTGCGCGCCATCATGCGCAAAGGCGGCCTGAAGCCACGCACGACACGGGAAGAGCAGAAAAGTATGACCTCATTTGTATATGTCCCTATGGGCAGTATAGCGGAATGTTAATGAATATGACACCAAAACAATTTGTAAAGCGTGCGATGGAGCACATTCGTGAACTCGGCAGGGAAATGAGCAATGAAGAATACAGTGACTTCTTGGAGGATCTATCTTATGAGCTCGAGACCGAACGTGAAGATGTGAGCTGGCAAGAATTGACCAGCGAAGGTAAATTTATTTAGGAACCTATTAAAAATATTGTTATGAGAACAAAATCAAGTATATGGTTTGAAGTGAAGCTGCGCTATGACAAAGTGCATGAGGATGGGTACGAAAAGAAAGTGACTGAGAGTTATGTGGTCGAAGCTCTTTCATTCGGAGAGGCAGAAAAGACGGCTATTGAATTCCTTGGCGGCTATGTATCCGGAGAAATTCAGGTTGTAAACATCAACCCGATGAAATTTCGAGAAGTGTTCTTCAACGAGCAGGAGTCATGCGACCGATACTACAAGGCCATACTTCAGTTTATCACCATTGACGAGCAAACGGAAAGAGAAAAGCACACTCAAGTTTATTATCTGGTACAGGCTTCTTCTTTCGACAACTGCAAAGACTCTATCCGAACGATTATGGACGGCACCATGGTAGACTATCAGATTGCTTCAGTATCAGAAACCAAGATTATTGATGTGATAGAACACGAGTTATCAACCCTATAAAAGAAAAGACAATGGCAACAAGAAAAAAGAAAGTAATCATTACCGGCGTGAGCAGAGAAGCTGCCGATGATGCGTTTGCAACCTATGCTAAAAGCGATGCACAGGTACAGAAAATCAATGCGGACATCGAGCTGCAGTGTGCGAAGGTGCGCGAGAAGTATGCCGACAAGCTGGCTACGCTGACTGCTGAAAGAGACAATGCGTTTGACACGCTTCAGTCGTTTGCCACGGAGAACCAAGCTGAGCTGTTTTCCAAGAAGAAGAGCCTTGACATGGCTCATGGCACGATCGGGTTTCGCACTGGGACACCGAAGTTGAAGACGTTGAAAGGCTTTACTTGGGCGAGTGCGCTGAACCTTGTGAAGAGTTTCCTGCCCAGCTATATCCGCCAGACGGAGGAGATTGCGAAGGACAAGCTTCTTGCCGATCGTGAGGTGGAGGTGCAGCTTGGCGGCGGTGACCCTGAGAACCGTGGCTATCGTCCCCTTCGTGAGCAGATGACGGCGTGTGGCATCCAGGTGGTTCAGGACGAAACTTTCTATGTGGAACCCAAGAAGGAGGAGACGGCATGAAGCGCGAAGTGAGGCGACCTCCGCGGGTGTCGTTTTGCCGCAGGTGCGTGGGCACCGGCGTATGGCGACACCTTATGGATGACGGTACGCCGTTGACAGGACCCTGTCCCCAGTGTGAGGGCAGTGGCTGGGTGACGGTGAGTTCAGTAACGGAATATGACATCAGGCCTTACAAGCCAAAGAACATGTAGTATATGCAGAAGCGACGCGGAGTAAGTTACAAAAAACGTGTAGAGGAGATAAACAGGATATACGATCAACATGCCAGAAGCGGAATTTCCAACCGTGAGATATGGCGACGATACATATATCCTGTGTATGCCATTACTGAACGTACCTTTTATAATATACTCAACGCGAGCGCGGAAAGTAAGAATAAGATAGCTGACGATACGCGTCAGCTATTGCTCTTTGATTTTGACAACGATGATGGGAAATGATTTACAAATGAAACAGCAATGAGAGAGGAATTATACACAGCCATTGTGGCGAAGCTCAAGCAAGATGTTCCTGAGGTTGTACATATCGACCTGTGGAACCATAATGTAGAATTTATAGAGCAAGAGGAGGTGTGGAGCCGCCCTGCGGTATTTGTTGAGATTGGTACCATCAGTTGGTCGCCGTTCCATGGTAAAATGTTGCGTGGTAAAGGTCAGGTGCGCACACATGTGGTGACTGACTGGCTGGAAGGCGGTCAGCATGCGGCCTGGAATCTAAGCAACAAGATACGTAAGGTGCTTACAGGTCTTTGTGGAGACAGTTTCAACGGTATGGAACTTGTGACAACTGATACAAATCACAACCACGAAGACATTCTGGAGAGCATAGACAGTTATGATGTGAGATACCTGCTGGAATGACGGGGTTTTTCATCACAAAGCCGCGACTGATGATTTTCCGTCGCGGCTTTATTCATTATGTTCGGTGAGACTATCAAGAGAAGTTTTACTCTTATGTCTTCATTTATAATATACTTCTACTCTTTTTATTGATACCTCTGTTATCCGTTAAATGCTTTTAGTCTAACACCACCACTTCCGTTGTCCTCCCAGGGACAGAGCAGGTACCAGCGACATCCATCCCATTGAGTCCTGTATATGGCGACAGCCCGCAGCATCACGTTATTTGGAATGTCTACCTGACAAAATTTAAATGGTGTTATGAGAGGAAGCCAGAAAGAAACGGTACCCCCTGTGTTGTTGAAAATGTTTGACGTGACGCCGTTCATTCTTACACCCCCTCCAAAGAATCCATAGTCCTGGCTCCTGTTTTCTAACACCCAGCTCAGGCTCTTACCATTTTTCATTTCTTCTTTGGATGCGTATGCTTCAAATGGCTGCGCTATCTTCATACCATAAATCTCTGTGGCATCAATCAATTTCGCATTTAACTTCCCGTTCTCATCCACCAAGAACGTCCATTCACCCTTGTTATTCTGCACTTTGAAGTTGTCAGCTGTAGCCGTGAATTCCCTGTTCTTGATGTCAAAGCCACCCGCTAACAGTTCCTCCACCGTGCCGTCGTAGGCGCACCATGGCGTGACCGTGTTTCCCTCTTCGAGCTTTGGTCGGCATAGCCACATTAAACTTTCGTCTGTTCCAGAGTGTGCGAACAGCACCGTTATCAACGTCTCATCTTTAGTCTTGAAAGTCCAATGTCTGCGTTCCCAGTCTTTAATCTCGGCTAAATAATATTGTTTGTCGCTACCTTCCATGAACGCGAGACCTTGCGAGCTTTCTGTCTCGTTTACGCCTACATATATCTGATTGACATTTGCTCTATTCGGCTTGAACTTCACCCATGCGCTCATCGTGTAGACAGTGTTTGGCTTCACCTTGATTTTCTCCCACCTAAAAAACGTCCAACGAGCTACTCCGTCTTTTGATTTGAACATCACAGCATCCGAGCCAGCAACGCCGCCGCCTTTGAGGTATTGGAAATATTCCGCATCATCTACTTTTATTTCTCCAAGCTCCACGCCCAAATGCTTCTGTATGGCAGCCTTGTTGGTGGTGTCCACCTCGTCGAGGTTAAGATCGCTTCCCCACAGCAAGTTCGGGCGTGTACCATTCGCCACCGTCAAGTTGAAGCTGTCGGCGGTCTGCTTTAGCTCCGTACGGGTCACTTTGTCTCGCACCTCCGTCCTAAATCCGTCTATTTCAGTTTCAAAACCGCTCACCTTACCATCAAGCGAGCGCACCGTTCCAGAGATGCCGTCTATCTTCTTATCTATACCCTCTACTCTCTTACCTACATTAAAGTTTGCCTCCACCTCATATTGTAAACCTATAGTCCGTGCATCTAAAGCCTTTCCTCCTTGCATCAAACAGACACGAAAGGAAGGTGTGTCGTCAAAGTAATCAGCATAGTCGTATATAGACTTTATCTCCCAGTAAGGCTTGTCATCTTCCCACATGACCTTGAACGATACCCAAGACGGTTCTATGGTCAGTGATAATCCGAAAGTGTCAAGCCTTCCTAATTCTGCATAAAGTTTCTTGCCTTCTTTCCGTGTTATCATATATTTTAGGAACAGCACCACCTTAGCCGTTTCTCGCTTAGTGCCATGCACCACAGCTTTCTCTATCTTTGGAATAAGCCTGAAAACTACAGCGTCTTCACCATTGTTGCCTGGTTTTCCTGGTTTTCCTGGTTCTCCTGGCTTCCCTGGTTCACCTGGTTCACCTGGTTTTCCTGGCTTCCCTGGTTCTCCATTTTTCCCATCATAAACAAAAACGACCGATTTGCTATCCACCTTCTTTCCGTCTATATAGAGATTGATGTAATAAAAGCGGACATATCCTGTATGAAGGCTGAGTACCCATTTTTTATCGTCTTTGTTGTACGTTAACGAGTATGAGGATATAGGTTGACCGTCACGTAGCACCTCTATTTGAGCCTTCGCATTATCCAACTGAACTATTTTATCACTCTCCATGCGAAAAGCTCTGATTTCGATAATTTCAGGGGTCTGCTGGCCATTCCTATTGATCGACACTTGCGAAGAAGACAGATCAAGCCTATACACCACCGCATCTTTTCCTTTTATGAGCGACCACGTGTACTTGCTTGCATCAGTGCTGTCAGGCTCATCCGTGTAGCTGACATACTGACCGATGTACGCTCTGTCTTTGCTGTCATCAGTACTGAAGTCTACTTTTCCGTCTGGTGAGTTTGCATACGCAATATGTAAGTGTGGCGTTTGACCGTCTTTCCCGTCATTCACCGCCGTTATTGTTATAATGGATCTGGCTAATACTTTGTTCATGAAATGAGTTTTTAAGTTTACAAGTTGACGAGTTTACGAGTTGATAGTTTTGCTAATTACTCCCCTCCCTTTTTGGGAGGGGTCGGGGGAGAGGCTTCTCTCCTCCTTCGGTTTCCCACTTCTTTATGCTTTTCTAACCTCGCACACAAAAGTTGCCTTCTGGTCTACGTCAGCTGCCAATACTTTCAAAGGGTTTCCCGTTTTTGTGGGCGACGATGTGCCAGTGAAGTTCTCTCGAGCACCTGCCTTGTTGTACTTCGTCCATGTGTAGATAAACTTAGATGTCTGTGCGCTCACATCTTCTAACTTCACGCCATTTTGCCACACCTCGGCGTTGATGTCTATTTCTCCCTTGCCATTGACGATGACATTTCCCTTAGGGGCATGCAGCACTACCTCGTATGGATCAGTGCGGTCTTCGAACGTGACGATGGCTTCGGAAGTTTGCCCCTCGTCGGTGGCTATCACTTTGTAAGTCTGTACGTTCAACACATCATCAGCGTGTACTGTGAGCGTGCTGTTACCACCACTTGTTTGTACCCCTGTAGAAATATCCTCGAACTTTCCGTTGGCAAAATTCAGCTTCAGCCATTGAAACTTCTGGATAGAAGTATCGTGTACACCGCCACGATAGCATTCGGCATGCGCTGTCAGTTCTGTGATGCTCGTATCGAAGCTGTTTCCTTTCGGCTGTGTCAGCACCACTTGAAGAAGTGCTCCTGCTGATGTGGACTTAATGACCTGCGTCTGCGCCTCAAGCACCGTGTCGACATTTGTCAATGTGTCATGATAAGTTGCCTTGACGTTGATGTTCAACGCATTCGAGGAAATGTTGCTCGCTATGGTAAGCACCGCCCCTGCACTGATGGCTCCCACAGAATATCCGCCAACACTTTTGCCAGCCTGCACTTTGGTACCATTGATGTCATACTCGATAGAAGTGAGTGCACTGACCATGTTCTGACCACTACCCGTCACATACACTTTAGGTGTAACCGTGTTCTTGTCCGTGCTGAAGTTGGGTACATACACCTTGGTGTCAGGATTGTACATCTGCGACGGATTTTTCACTTGCAGAATCATTGATATCTGCTTTGCGTCATTCAAATCTACGATTGTGATTTGTCCTCTTGATAAAATTTTGTTTGCCATTTTTTTTAAGTTTATGAGTTTTTTAGTTTACGAGTTTACAAGTTTACGAGTTCACGAGTTGATAGCTTTGCTAACCACAAAGTTCAATGTTCAACGTTATCACAAATCAAGCACTCCACTTGTGCCATGTTGTTCACCTCCTGTGCACTCAGTTCTATTCTGCTTCCGCACTGCTGGTGCCGTTTATTCCAAAGTGCATCAAACTCAGGGTTACCGCTATGGATGACCCACGAGAACTGCCAGTCTTCCAGCGTTTCCGTTATTTCTTTCGTGCCATAATACACCACGGCAAAAAGCCATACAGAGCCTTGCCCGTTACGAATGATGTTGCCGTTTGGCGTGTCGGTGAAAATGTTTACCGTATAACTACTCTCCCCGTCATCCCCTTTGTCTCCTTTGCTGCCCTTATCCACCAACAGCATCCACGCATCACTCTTGCCTGGTTCTTCTGTCGTTCTCTTACCTGGCTCTACGATGCACAGCCATTGCCTGCCGTCATGTGTCACACTGTCATAGTAGCCGTATTCCTTTCCGCTTTTCCATTCACCGAGCAGTACTGGTACGGGCTTCAACTCTCCAGTTGAGCTCTTTGCCACCAAGTTGCCCACTATCTGATTGTCATTCTGTGCAAGATACGTCTCCCTATGCTTGCTTAAGTCATAGTCGTTCACACCGACATACTTTGCCCAGTATGGCGCAACCAGTCCTACGTCAATACTCTTGTAAGCACTATTCACGATGACGCTCTGCCTGTCTGTGTTGGTTCTATTTCCTACCTGTGCCGTTTGATCACCTGCCAGTGGCACATCGCTTTTGTCGGCGCAGTCCGTCCTGCTCAGTACAATCTTTAAGCACTCTACCTCTTCACCATTGATGTTTCGTTGAACAGTCTGCGTGGGTGCATTCGTCACTAATCGCCAATAAAAGTGATTGCAGACATTGTGATTCGTTCCAACCCCTACGTTGAACCCGCCGTAACACATCATCTGGTCATTCACCTCACACATCTGCACAAGCTTCACTCCGTCTTTCTCGGCTCGTTGATAGCACGCATACCCTTCTGTTGTTTCTTCCGCATCATCAATCTTAAACGTTGCCGCACTTTGGATGATGATGCCTCCCGCTGCTATTGCCTTGAGTATTTCCAGCTCAAAGAATGTCGCCTTCCCCGTTACCGTGAGGTTCTTGGTGGTGACGTTTCCAGAGTTGTTGATGTCCCCCTCGTTGTTGATGTTGCCTGTGTTGGTAATGTTGCCATCGTTGTTGATGTCGCCATCATTGACAATTCCCTTAAAATAACTCACCGCCTTTGCGATGACTCCCTTGAGGAAGGTGACAACCTCTGCTGCCGTGTTGGGTATGTCGTTTCGTAGGAAGTGAGCCAGTGTTTTTGATTCCAAGCTCACCTCATCCGCCCTTGTTGCTTCGTCCGCCTTCTTGGCATGCTCTGCCTGTTCGGCGATGATGGCCTTTTCCGCCATTTTCGCCGTGTCGGCTTTGCTGGCGTGTACCGCCTCCTTGACGGACTTGTCTCCATAAGCTGCTCCCGGTGTTCTGACCGTTGGCGTTGTAGCCTTATTTTTCGGTTTCTTGATAATCTTTACGTCTATCATGTTTCCATCTCCTTTAACGACATTTCAGCTTCCCCCGATTCGAGGTTCCTTGTGATGCCTTGTACGAAAAAGTTCCTTCCCAGTGCCGGATGCCTGTAATGCGCAAATGTACTGACATAGCCTCCCTTCTTGTCAATGAGCTTTTGGGTCATGAGAATTCTCGGCTGGTGGTACTCGTTGTAATAGCTGTCAACATACAGCTGCTCCGGCTTTGCCTGTCTCCCCGTTGTGTGGTCGTAGATATTGACCACCCCGTCGCCGGTGAGCAAGTTGAGCGGCGTGCTCATGCATACCCCCTGTGCCACGCCCAGCTGCCTGCATTCGTCCGAGGTGAGTGCCGAATTGATTTTGAATTCGATGTCATCCTTCCTGTTAACAAACTGCTGCTTGTCGTCGCTCATGTAGACGATGTCGCTGTCACCCGGTCTTTCTATCATCCCATTGTCGCTGTACACCTTCACCTGAAAATCCTCGATGAGTATGCTGCTGACGTTCGCCAGTAGTGAAATGGTGTTGCTGGTCCACTTGGTATGTCGGAAGAAGGTGGGGTGCCTCCTCGTGATGTTCTCCCACGTGGCGTTTACCGGTCCGAGTATCATGAACTTGACCTGTCCGCTTACCTTATCGGATTTTCTGATGGGAATGGCCATGCCCTCGACGTCAATCCCCATTTTGTAGCTGATGTTGTTCTGTATGTCAAATTTTCTCCCGATGAGCTTGTCTCCGATTTTAGGATCAAACCCTATGGTGAAGCTCTGCTGATAATACACGTCATCGCTTGCGCACTGTTCCCTGGGGAAGTATTTTATCCATTTGAAGTTATCGGGACTGCCCCCGTCTCCCTCCTCGAAGACACACTTGTCTCCGATGATGAGCATGCAAGCCAGCACTGCCACTTTTGAAATTCTGTCTGTTCCGTCTCCAATTGCACTGTAGTTGAACTCGATTTCCTCTGGTACAGACTCGGTGAACGGCACCAGGCCCTGTGTGGTATCCTTGTCCCATACCGGCTCTTCGGCTGGTGTGCCAGCTTTCCACCACTGTTGGGTGTAATACTTGTTCCTGTTGTTCTTTGCCGGCACTGTGTGGTGCCACCACTGCCTGATTCCTGTTCCTGCGTACGCCTCGCTGGGTTGGTAGTCGTTGATGGCCCTGAAGTTATCGGTGAGCGGCATGAGGGGATTGAGAATAACGTTTCCGCTGATAACGATGTAGTTGGTTGTCTTTTCATCGCTTGGTGAGAATACCCCTCCCGACGCACTTCCCTCGTATACTGCCCTTGGAATGGACGCCTTAAGACTTTGCTCGTTTGGAAACACTTTCGCTGGGTTGTTGTCGATACCGTTTCCGTTGACACTCACCACCAGGTAGTTGGTCATTTGCACTTTTGAAATGGGTGCGTTGTCTTTCACCGCACATTTCTGCTCCACCTTTCCAAAAGCGATGATGGCTGCTGCGTCATTGTTTCTCAATGCGTTGGGCAACGCCTGCTGGTTACGCCCACTTTGACTGTACTGCTGCATGATGCTTCCCGTACCGTTGACTGGGAACCTCCATTGCTGGTTCTCCATGACGCGTACGAACCAATGGGTGATGGTGGCCCCATCGTAGTTGGTGGTTCTTCCATGCGTGATGGCATCAAAAGCGTCGATGGAGGTGTTTCCCTCCCCATCGCAACTGTACTCGGTCATATATTTTTGCTTGGCGTTGTAGGGGCTTCCCAATGTGTTGTTGTCAAACGGGCTCTCGATGACGTTCTCCACGCTCTCGGTCTTGCATGTGAGCAGCAGCTGGTTGTAGACCTCTCCAACGCTGATGGTAGTGTCTTCGCCGACGACGTTGCTGTTACTGATGTCCACGCATTGCCTTGTGGTGACCGACTCTTGTGCGCTGACGATGTCTTTCCACTTAATGGGTGACTCTCCTTTTACGCTTTCCCATGCGAAGATATAGAAGGCGAAGCCCTCTTGCCTGATGTGTAGGTTGAGGTATTTGAGTGTTTCCTCGAGCACTTCGTCCTGCTGCCACACCTCATCCTCGTCATCACCAAGAAAGAGCAGCTCATTGACGGAAAGGTGGCTGAAAAGCGAATATTTGTCCTGTTCGAGGCTGTCGACAGCGCGGCTTCCGTCGTATAATAATGCCACCTTTCCCTGTCCCTTGAAATCGACCCCCTTGGTGATGTCTCTGAGCATTTGGATGATGATGTCTGCCATAGTGCGCTGTTTTGCCGTGGCCTTGATGCCCCGGTATGATACCCCCAAGGTTCCCACGCCTCGGTACTTGGCATACCGCATCGCCGTGAGTATGTCGATGCAGCTCAGTTCAATCTCGTCTTGTTCCTCGTTATATCCCTGCGAGTAAGTCTGTGGTTCTATGAATCCGGCGAAGAGACATTCACCCTCCCGATAGATGTTGACCACCACGTCCCGGCATGACGCGCAGAAGAAGTCGGGCACGAAATTTTTTGTGAGCAGCCTCACGCTCGCCTGTTGACAGAGCAGCACGTCGAAGGTGTCGCTGACCTGGCTCGTGATGTCCACGGGGTCGTCGGTCCAGCTGATGCCGCTATCCTTCGCCCCTATCTCCATGTTTGGCGTATGGCTGCCTTTCGTGAGGATGTGCACCTCTATGCGCTCGTTGAGCTGGTTGTAGAAATGTCCGTGTATGTACATGTAGGTTTGTTATAATCTAATGTTTGTTTTCTTCCTGCTGATGCGCGTCTCGTTTGCCAGTGCCAGCACGATGTCCCGCCCTCTGAGCCTTGCTTCCAGCTTACCGCTGAAACCACTGCCGGTGTCGCCTATCAGGGATTTCAGTTTGTCGAGCGGTGCCACCACTTCCGGGTTGTTTGCCGCCCCCGCATACTCACCGAAGATGCCCAGCGTGGGTCCGTAGGCGATACCCCCGTTTGCAAACTTTGGCAATGACGCCATGACGCCTATGAGCGTGGCCACCATGCCAACGCCCATGGCTATGCCTGCGAACGGAATGCCCGCATGCGCCTTCATGGTCTTTGCTGCCGCCCCTTCCACGTCTGCGGTAGTCTCCGCTTTTGCCGCTGCGGCTTTTGCGGTACTGTTGGTGACTTCCGTTGCCGTAGCCGTGCTGTCTATTGCCGCCGTAGACGTTTTTGCCATGCCTTGCGCCGTGGTGGCTGCGGTGTCTTGCTGCGTTGCCCCTGTGAGTGCGTTGATGATGTCGATGATGCCGCTGATTCCTTGATAAATCTGTATGGCCGCGTCGACGACGCCGGTAATAGTCTGCCAGGCATTGCCATTGCCCTCGAGGACGTTGGTAAGGCTCTGTACACCGTCTCCAATGCCCTTGATGCCTCCCCATGCCTCGGTGAAGCTGGCTTGGCTTCGCCGCAGCACCTTCTCATACTGTCTCCACGTGCCAATGAGCCCCTGCACCTCCTCGCGCTGTTCCGCTCCGAGTGGATTCTTCGTGTCGGCGAGTATTTTCTGCAGTGAGCGTATTTTTTCACGAATGCCCTCCAAACCAATCACTTCCAGTTCAATGCGCAGCTTCTTGTCGCTCATCGCCCCCAGTTTGTGCGTTTCGTCGTGCATGGCAGGTAGTTGTGTCATCCTCTCCAGTGCATCGCGCTTGTGCTGCAAGGCATTGATGGTACGTTGAATGTTCTCCACTTCCTGTGCGCTTGCCTTTCGCTGCAGGGCGCCATAGTAGCTGATGGCCTTGTCGAGTTCTTCCATGGAGTTGAGTCTGCCGATGCGACTGGGCTTTGCGAGCGTTGCCAAGGTGTCGTCCCACTCGTTCCGCAGCTTCTGCAAGGATAGGATGTGTTTCTGTATCTCCGTGCGCCCGCTTTGCGTAGCTTTCTTGAGTTGCTTCTCGTAGAAGGCAATCTCGGCATCGAGCTGCTCATAGGTCTTTATCTCCTCCGTCTTGAGAGCTACATGCGAACTGTCTTCGAATGCCGTTTTAAGATTGTTCAAACGTTTTATCTCAGCGTCGATCTGGCTGAGTTTCTCCTTGGACGCCTGTTTTCTGAGCTGTTGCTGATACAGCAGTTGTGCGTCAATGTCTTCCAAGGTATCGAGCGACGTTGGCCGGCTTGCCACATCGACCTCCTGCTGCACCGCCTTTTGCAGTTCCTTGTACTTGCCGATGAGTGCTGCCAGGTTAGCTATCTTGTTCTTGTCATCCTTGTCGGTTTTTTTCAACAGGTTGTCATAATAGGAGATGTTCTTGGCTATTTGCTCGAGTGTTTTAGGATTTGCCGCCGGCTTTTCGGGTGCGTTTTCCTTAGCAGTGGTTTTCCCCGTCGGCTTTTGGGTGTGCTGCGCCCCGCCCTGTTCTCTCTTGTTGACAGCGTCGCGTTTGTTCAATTCCTTTTGCAAGCGTCCAATCTCACGGTTGAGCCGTTGCCGTTCGGCGTTGTCGTTTCCTTTGACCCTGTCGAGGTCTTTTCGGGTCTGTTCGAGTTGCTGATTGAGTTCCTCGTTGGTGAGCTCGTGTATGTTCGCATCCGTGACGCGCACGGCGTTGCGTGACTTATCCAGTTCCTTCTGTGCATCCACCATGTGCTTGATGCAGGCATCATACTGCCGTTGCAGTACTGTTATATCGCTGGTGAGCTTGCTCACCTCGCCCCCCAGCTGTTCGTAGTAGTCTTTTCCTCCGGCTGCATTCTCCCAGTTGTAATGCGTGTTTCCTTTTCCGTCCCAATACTGCTGCCCCAGCTGATAGCGTTCGCTTTGCTTGCTCTCTTTTTCGAGCTGCTTGGCGGCGATTTTCGATGCGAGCACCTTGGCTTGTGCCTCGTATCCGATTTGCGCGCAATAGACCTTGCTTTTTGAGATGAGCGTGTCGTACCATTCCGCCGCCGTGCGGTGATATCCGAAACTCTCTCCGTACTTCTTGTTGAGCTCGCTTACCTTTTTCGTCGTGCTCTTATGGCTGTTGATGAGCGATGCCAGTGCGCTGACCTCCATGTCGATCTCCGCCTTGGCATTGGATGACGCGCTGCTGAAGGCATCCGTGCTCTCTTTGAGCATGTCCACATCCTGCGCTGCGTCCTGTGCCTCGTCGCCCATGGAACTGAACAGGGAAATGAGCCCTGTGATGATGATGGAAATGCCCATGGTCATGGCCGCATAGAGAGCCGTCACGGCAACGGTGAGTGCCGCGGTTCCTGCCGTTGCCGTATATCCGCTTGCGGCCAGAAGGTTTTGTGCCGTTGCGACCACCCTTTCGTGAACTGCCAGTGCCAGCCCCTTGATGGACGTAAGGACGAATGCCGCACTGAGCGCCTTGATGGACGTGATGAGTTTCGCGGTGGCCGCCAAGCAAATCATGGTCTGTGCGGCAATGGTGACAAATGGCATGGCTCCCTGTACCATGCTCCCCAACTGTTCCTTGATGTCTCCGAGGGTGTTCTCCAGCTGCTTCTGCTTGCCGGCGTCGGTCTTTGCCAGTTGTGCATTCATGTTGCCCACGTTTGCCGTGATCACCTCCGCGAGCATGGCGGCCCGTTCGGACTCATTTCCGTACTGGAGCACCTGCTTCTGTGTCTCGTCGAAAGTGATTCCCACGCGTTGCAGCACTTCTGTCTGCCCCTGCATGGCCTTTCCCATCATGTTGCCGATGCTTACCGCATCCTGTGTGGTTGCGTTCAGTCCGTTCTGCTGCGCCACGAGGTTGTTCATGGCCGGAATGAGCACCTCGAGGCTCTGTTTCTGCTTGAGGAAGGTTGCCATCTGCTGTGCGCCACTCAACTGCACCTCGTCGCCGATGACGCCGAGTTCCTGCTGCGCGGCACACAGTTGTTTGACGCTTTGTATCTCCGCGTCGGTACTTCCCATGCGCTGTCGCATGATGGTGTCGAGCTGCGTTTCTGCCACCAGTTGTACCTGGTATGCCTGTGTAAGTTCACAGAGCACCCCTTGGAGTTGGCTGATGGAGTTTTGAAGTGCGTCCACGGCCTGTGCCGCCTGTGCCCATGTGATGACACTTTGTTTGGCTCGTTCGGCCTCTTCCTGCACCTCGGACAGTGCCTTGCCCACCTCTTTTGCGTCGGCGGTGACTTTCTTGACTCCTCCGTCGCTATTGATTTTGATGGTAAAACTGACCTCTTTTGTCATGATTTCTATTTTTTTTCTTATATTTGCAGCATCTTCAAACTTTGAACTTTATGTTAGCAAGCGTCAACTTACAGCCCCTTCACGACCTGATAGCGGAGCACCCGATAGCCTCTGCGGTGACGGTTGCGTTTTGCCTTGTGGTGATTATCGCAGGTCTTTTGTTCTGCTATGGTGTCATCAAGGCAAAATAAGCGTGCTATTTCAGTCCTGCCTTCCGCTTTTCCTCCCTGTACCTGCGCATGATTTCCTGTCTGTCGGGTATGTCTTGCTTTTGTTTTTCCTGTTTTTCATCCCATGGAAACTCCATGATGTCACTTGGGCTTAACCTTTGTTTTGCCCATGGCTGCAGTGTACACAGGCAGCTCATGCGCAAGCGTTCCCACTGGTCGCGCTCTACCGCCATACGCCTGTCGTTCCATGCGTCCCATGCCGCCCTGAACTCAGAAGGGGTGCATCGGCAGAAGTCGTTCATCCCCATGCCCATGCACCCCAACGCGATTCCGAGCAGTTGCTCAACATCAGCCTGCGTTACGTCTTGTTGGTCGTTTTTTTTTCATCCATGGAACTGATTTGTCGGTTCCACTGTGTGAGCATGTCGGGCGTGATGGTGTTGCAGAAAGTTTCGAAATCGAGTGGGAACTCTTGTCCCGCTGCCTGTGCAGAGCATTTGAGGCAACACCACATGAGCATGAGCAGGTCTTCGAGGTTTTCTTGTTTGAGCTGGCTTACATCCTTTCCTGTCTCTCGCTTGAAGAGCAGGAATGCCCCCATTACCAGATAACAGGGGTAAGCCTTTCCGTTGATGACTATTTTCATGCGCTGGTTCCTCCCGCCTTTGACGAAGCCACAGACCCAGACTCGCTAAGTCCTGCCGCCACCTTTGCGACCTTTCCGCAGTTCTCCAGCTGTACGCTGTACTTGGCGTCGTCACCGGCCTGCCCGTCGAGTTCGAGCGATGTGATGATGTATTTCCCGCTATACCCTCCGCTGGTTTTTCCAGTTCGCTTGTCGCCATCGCGCAATCCGTAGGAGGCGTCGATGGGTTCGCCAGCGAGCTGTTTTTCCTTGAGCTGATCGTAGGTGGGTGTGTCGCTGTCTCCGTCGGTGAGCACACAGCCCTCTGCGGAGATGCTCTCTGAGAAACTCTTTACGTATTTCTCCTTCCACTTGCCACTTGCAGCCTCTTTTGTGACGCGCTCACCTGTCTCGGTGGTGGTGGTTACCTTGCATCCAGTGGAAAATCCCAGGGCGCTGCCACCCACGCTAAGGATGAGGTTTGTTCCGTCTAAAACACTTTTTGCCATATCTTTCTTATTAAATTGGTTAATACTATGCCGGCCGCCACCCCGACGATGAAGGCGATGAATGTAATTTTGAGACCTGGGGCTGCGCGCTCCTTTTCGGTTTCCCTCAACTCGCTGTTTGCCCTGTTCGCCTCATTGAGTTGTCGTTTGAGCGTGATGATGTTCTTTGAGTAACTTGCGGCTACCAGTAGCAGTGAGTCGCATTGTGCCTCAATGATGATTTGCTCAGGCTCATTCGCCGTTGCCGGTTTCCTTTGGAGTTTGACAGCCGCCTGTTTTTCCCTTGCCGTGTACGCCGCCCCTGGTGGCAGCTGCCTGATGCTGTCGAGTGTCAGCCTGAGACCGACTGTTGACATGGGAACCCTCACCGGCTTCTGCCATGTTTGGGTGACCATCGCCGTGAGGCTGTCCCTTTGCAGGCTCATGCTTTCCTCGTGCAGGCTTTGGCGTGTCACTGTCTTGGTCGAGCGACAGCTCCACGCTGACAGGGCAAGTAGTGCGATGAGGGCATATCTGAATAGCCTCGATGGCCCGTGAGAGGCGGTTGAGCGCCCGTCGCATCTTGTCGCCATCGGTGCGAAGATCCTCAATTTTGTCATAGTTGGTTTCGTTTTGCTGTTGCAGACTGATGAGTTCACGGCTCACCATGTCGTACATCTGCTTGTAGGTATCCTCTATCTTTTTTTTCTCCTCGACGGTTCTGAGGCGTCGGTTGGCGATCCAGGCAATGGCGGCTCCGATACCGCCCGATGGGATTGCCCATTGCAGGATTTGAAATATCGTGTCTCCCATTGCTCTGTGTTATGAATGCTGATTGAACGTTTGCCGTATGCCTATCCCGGCTATCCACTGGCCCACGTCGAACGAGGGGCATTGCTTGGCGGGGTTGAGGTCGTGGTGTCCTACAATGCGTATCTGCGGGAACCGGCTGTGGAACTCGAGAACGTATCGCTTGAGCGCCTCGCACTGTGCCGGCGTGCGGGTATCTTTAGGGCGCATGTGGCTGTCGCATCCGCCCACATACACGATGTGCCGGCTCACGCTGTTGTACCCTGCCGCACCATTGGTGATCTCCCAGTTGTCTACACGGTCGTCTTCGTTGTTGGGTGCCAGCCGCTCGATGGTGCCGTCAAGATGAATGAGGTCTGTGTAGCCCACGTGTCTCCACCCTCTGCCTGCCGGGGGTGGCGCGGTGTGCCATCGGCGTATCTCAGCCGCGGTGACCTCGCGCCCCTCCGGCGTGGCGGTGCAATGGATGACGAGATATTTCATCGGCTTGCTCATCATGCGGTTTCTTTATAGCCACTTGCCATTACCACGCCCGCATCAGTCTTTTTAGGCATGCAGATGAAATAATGGCGGAAGTTGATCTTGTTACGCTGGTATTCTGGGTCGGTGGAAGCCTCGCTGTAATACATCTTCGTGGACCCTGTGGCCTTGAACACGCGTGGCGTGTAGAAGGCGAAGGAACACTGGAACTCTCCCTTCTCGGCCTTTGCGCCAAGTGCTTTCTTGACGCCAGCCTGCGTATAGAGTGGCGTGTTTGTATACTCGAAGATGTCGAACCCGTAGAGCTTGCCTACCTTACCGGTTCCGCGGTCGATGTTGTACTGCTCACGGAAGTTCTGGCTGGCGAGCAGCAGGTCGTTGACGTGGTCGGGGCAGAGGACGAGACGGCGGTTTTCTGCCGGCACCTTAATCTTGTCCAACGCACGCTTCATGGCCACAAGGTCTTGAGGTGTCAGGCGCAGTCGGCCAGTTTCAGCGTCGCGCTCTCCGGTGGTGGTGAGCACGGGCGTGGTGGCGCTGTTTTTCTGAGCGCAGAGCGCATGGGCAGCCTTGGCGAATTTAGAATCGTTGATGGCGTTGCCGTGACTTTCTTTCACCCGTGCCATCTTATCGTAGCTGACGGCATATAGTTCGTCATCGGTGATGGGTGTGACTTTTGTTTGGAACTTGTCGAGCTTGACGGCAATGTCTTTGTCGTCCAATGCCTGCAGTGGTATGGGATAGGTGGTGTTGTTGACCAGCACGTCAGGGTCGACCCCTACGTCGACGAGGTGAATGACGTCGTTGTTGATAATGGTACTCTGGTCTGGCACTCCGTCAAGCCATGAGCCTTCAAGGCCTCTGCGCAGGGTTTTCACCAGCTCGCCGGTCCATATCTCTGTAAATACTCCAGCGCGGAGTGCGCCTTTTGGTATGGTGCCCACCATGGCAGCCACCAAGTTGAGAGTCAATGCGCCAGCCATGGCAGGCAAGCCCAGCATTTGAGCAATGACGGCACCTACTATCGCATTGAATAGCAGTGCGAGAACTGTTTTCATGAGTCTGTTCATTTTTTTTTATAGTTTTGGTATGAATTGTTTTGTTTATATCTGGCACTCGATGCCATACTCAGCCTTGTACAGGCGTTTGTATTCCTCGGGATTCTCCGAGCGCAAGGTGGCAAGCTGGCTGGCCGGCACCTGGCTGAGTTTCGTTATCTGCTGGTTGCTGTCAGAGGCACCTCCCTGATGTCCCAAGACGGAGGACAGGCGTACGGCAGGGTGCAGCACCCGGAGCGTCTTCTCCAGCTCTTCCGCGCCAATCTTCTTGCCCAGCTCTACAAACTGGTCTTTGTTGTTTAACTCAATGCGTTTGTCGGCGATGGCTTGCTCGACAAGGCTGTTGATTCTGGCCAAGGTGAGCTTCTCTTTTTCTTGCAGCAGAGACGCGTTCTGTTCCTTGACGGCATTCAACTCGGCAATCTTGGCGGAGATTTCAGCCTCGGTTGCCGTTTCCGGCAGCCCCAAATTCAGGGCGATGGTCTTGTTTTCCATTTCTTTTGTTTTTTGTTTGTTACTATTACTCAACAGTGGCAGTGGGCAACCGCCATCCCTGCCGAGGGTTATTCTTTTTCCATCCTTGTGAAGCACGAGCGCATTGTCATTGGCACCGACATCTGCAATGCTTACCTCAAAGAGTTTGCTCTTGGTGATGGTGGGACGTGTCTGCCCTTGGACAAGCATGCTCGCATCCTCGCTTGTTTCCAATATCTCCAAGCCGGCGCTCACCATTCGGAGGCTTCCGAACTCGAACTGTTTTTCGCAGCGTTGGCTCAACTCGGAGGCGCAGTCGAACATCAGTTCGCCGGTTACCTCATTGTTCTCCACTTTCAGGTCTTTCACATAACCCACCACATTGCCACGCTCGTGCATATAAAGCAGTACGGGGTTGCGGCGGTATTGGCTGACGTCGATGCCTCTGGTTAGCACCCTGAACCCGTAGCTGTTCAGGCTGTCATTGGATATTCTTACACGTTTTCCCATTTGCGTTTCATGTTCAATTTGACTGCAATATTACGTCATAAATCATTGACTTCCAAAAAAGTATGAAACCACTGCACGCTTCTATGAAGCGGCTGCACCGTTTTTTTGAAACCTCAATAAAATAAGGCAATTTTGCATGGTAAAGCAACAAACCGATATATGACAAAAGCAGAAACAGAAAAGAAAAAATCATTGGCCCGCTCTCTCTACCTTGCGGGAATGGAGCAGAACGAGATAGCTGACAAAGTGGAGGTGTCGAGGGTCACCATATCCAAGTGGTGCAATGCGGGCGGGTGGAAAGAGGCGAGGGCGGCCAAGAACGTGACACGACCCGAGCTGGTGAACAAACTGCTGCTCACCATAGACAAGTTGATAACCGAGGTGAACGAGTCGGAAGACCCATCGCTCATTGCAGGGCTGGGCGACAAGCTCGCCAAACTGTCCTCCGTCATCGAGAAGCTCGACAAGAAGGCCAATGTGGTGGATGCGATTGAGGTTTTCATGGCATTCTCCAAGTGGCTGGAGTACCGTTCGACGATTGACCCTACCGTCACGCCAGAACTCATCAAAACCATCAATAAATTTCAGGATATGTATCTCACCGAACAGATGGGTATAAAGTAGAATAAGTATGGCTACAGCATTAGAAAAGAAACAAGCATTTGATCAATGGAAAGAACATTGCAAGCGCATTCAGTCCATTACTGATACCGCTGTTCTTGCCAATGAGACACCTGAGCAGAAGGACAAACGCAAGAAAAGGCTGTTGGCCAACTATGCCGCTTTTTGTGAGTATTATTTCCCGCATTTCCTCACCCTGCGCGACAAGACAACGGGAGAGGTGGTTCGCACCGTACACAATGCACCGTTCCACAACGCCGCAGCTAATAAGGTAAAGAACACTCCGAACCTGAAAGCTGTCTTCATGTGGCCCAGAGGACATGCAAAGTCCACACACTTCGACATCTTCATGCCGCTGTGGCTCATGTTCCAGCCCAAGCGGCTCATCAATTTCATGGTCGTGGTGGGCAAATCGCAGGACAGCGCCAACCGGTTGCTTGGGGACATTCAGGCAGAACTGGAATATAATCAGCGCATCATCGCTGACTTCGGCCAGCAGAAGAACCTCGGACTATGGACTGCAGGCGAGTTCAAGACCTCCTCTGGTGTGAAGTTTCTTGCTGTTGGCCGTGGACAGTCGCCACGCGGGCTACGTGAACGCGAGGCGCGGCCTGACTATATCGTCATCGATGACCTTGACGATGACGAACTTTGTCGTAACGAGAAGCGCGTGCATGACCTCACAGACTGGGTGAAAGAAGCACTCTTCGGGGCACTCGACGTGGGACGTGGACGTTTCCTCATGGTGGGAAACCTCATCTCAAAGACCTCAGTCTTGGCCAACATTGCAGCCACAAGGGGCGTGTTTGTCTCGAAGGTTCAGGCCGTCGATAAGAACGGGGAGCCGGTATGGAAGGAGAAATGGACCAAGGAAGACGCACAGGAGTACCGCGACTTCGTGGGCTATCGGGCGTGGGAGAAGGAAATGATGCACAACCCCATCGTGGACGGCACCATCTTCCGTGCCGACTGGATAAGGTATAAGCCTATGCCGGCACTACGGAAGTATGATATGCTCGTGTGTTATACCGACCCGTCTTTCAAATCGACCACAGCCAACGACTACAAGGCTTCACGGCTGTGGGGCAAGATAGGGAATGAGCTGCACCTCATCGACTGCTATGTACGGCAGGACACGGTCGGGGGTATGGTACGGTGGCTCTATGACCTCTACGAGCGGACGAGGGACAAAGTGGCCATACTCTTCTTTATGGAGGCAAACTTCATGCAGGACGTCATTTTTGACGAGTTCGCCGTGGAGGGCAACCTGCGTGGATACCACCTGCCGATTATGCCCGACAAACGGAAGAAGCCGGAGAAGATACAGCGCATCGAGGCTGTCAGTCCGCTGTGGGAACGCGGCTTTGTCTTCTATAATGAGAAGCTCAAGGATTCGCCGGACATGCAGGTAGGCATAGAGCAGACACTGGCACTCGAACGTGGCAGCCGTGTACACGACGATGCGCCTGACGCAGATGAGGGGGCGATATGGATACTGCAGCGCAATGCAAGGCAGGAAAGTTTTCAACCGGTGTTCGGCAAACGACCGACCGCCAAAAATTCATGGTAGTATGATAAAACTGATAAAAGACATTATTTTTGCTTGGAAATACAAGCGTGCAGTCCAGAAAGCCAAGAAGCTGTCGGCTTTGTTCGGAATGAAGTATTATGTGCTCAATATGGGTGGCAGGCTCAAGGTTGTGCCCAAGCAGAACATACGTCACCTCGTGCACACCCACCGTTTCCGTAAGGGGGTCAAGGTAGCGGATATTGAGAAGATAGCATTGTATGTAACCACATAAAAAGGAGGTTCCTATGTTTATCACAGATGAAGATTACAGAGTCGTTATCGGCGAGGCTGCCCTGAAAACGGTATCACAGACCTCTGCCGAAAACCGGGCCAACGCCGAGAGCGAGGCTCAGGAGGAGATTTCAAGTTACCTGCGCCCCGTGTACGACTGTAAGGCGACATTTGCAGCAGAAGGCAACGAGCGCAACAAACTCATCGTTATGTACACCTGCGACATAGCCCTCTATCACATGGTTTCGGCTATGCCACAGAAGATGGGCAGCGAGATCCGGAAGGAACGCTACGAGCGTGCCGTGAAATGGCTGGAAGGTGTACAGGCGGGAAAGATAGTGCCTGACCTGCCCGTCTGCGTGGATGCGACAGGGGAGCCGTCAGGAATAGGTGTTGTTTTTCATTCCCAAAAGCCATTGAGAAACAACTGGTAAGGAGCCTCCCCCTAACCCCTCCGAAGGAGGGGAGAAATTAGCTGATTACTTTGAACTTTGAACTTTGAACTTTGAACTTTGAACTCGTGAACTCGTAAACTAAAAAGGACTGTCAACTTGTGAACTTGTAAACTTGTTAACTCGTGAACTAAAAATAGAAAGAAACCATCATGGATATAAAGAGATTATTCAGCACACTGGGAAGACGACAGGACACGAACGTCATACATACCCCCTACGGAAGTTTCAATCTTGCCAAGGAAGATGACCGTAAACGAATGAAACACGTCGTGATGACGCTACAGCAGACCACCGATGCACTCACCCGCAAGGACATCGCTGACTGGCGTAGGGCATGGCAACTTGCGATTGACATACAGAATCCCAACAGGCAACGGCTGTACGACATCTATCGGGATGCGGAGGTAGACGCACATCTTTCTGGATGCGTGCGGCAGCGACAGGGCTTTGTCATGGCAAGAACCTTCAAGATCATCGACGCCAAAGAAAATGAAAACAAAGAGGCCTTGCATTTCTTTGACCAGTCGTGGTTCAAGCAACTGTGTAGGCTCGTGCTCGACTCCGTAGGTTGGGGGCATTCGCTCATTGAACTCGGAGAGGTTGTAAAGGACGGTGACGGGTGCGCCTGCTATAGTGGCGTTCGGCTTATACCGCGCAAGCATGTTATTCCTGAATATGGGCGTGTCGTGAGCGACCTTGGGCAAAACTGGAACACGGGAATTGATTACCGCAAGCCGCCGTTTTCCAGCTGGCTCATAGAGGCGGGACAGCCAGACAATCTCGGGTTGTTCTTAAAAGCTGCGCAGCACACTATCCCAAAGAAAAATATGCTCGCTTTCTGGGACACCTTCGGCGAAATTTTCGGCATGCCCATGCGCATAGCTAAGACTGCCTCGCGTGATAGCAAGGATATAGACCGGTTGAACCGCATGCTCATCGAGGCGGGTGCCTCGCAGACCGCCGTCATGCCACTGGACACCGAACTGGAGTTTATCGAATCCACACGTGGCGATGCTTACAATGTCTACAACCAGCGCGTGGATCGCGCCAACTCAGAACTCTCGAAACTCATCATCGGACAGACCATGACCATTGAGGACGGCAGCAGTCTTTCACAAAGTCAGACCCACTTGCAGGTGTTTCAAAACCTTGTGGAAGCGGATGCCGACATGCTCAGGGATGTCATCAACAACCAGCTCTTGCCACGCATGGTCGCGCATGGATTCCCACTCAAGGGTTGCCGCTTCGACTGGGACTACTCCGTTGATTTCACGCCGGAGCAGCAGTTGGCTTACGAGACGATGGTGGCTGACCGCTACGAGGTGGACCCAAGCTATTTCGCTGAAAAGTATTCTATGCCAGTGGGAGAGCGTAGGAACAGCATGCCCACGATGGAGATGCAAGACCCTGACGACAATTCCCATACAAACGAGAAGAATGGAACCCGTTCCAAATCCCAAGTGCAGCCGGGAAACACCGATGGTAATTCCCAAGAGCAGCCGGGAAACACCGACGACCCAAAAGGGAAGAGTGATGATAAGAAACAACAGCAAAGGAACGTACATCCTTTTTTCGCCCAGGCCCCGCAGGACGGGGCTCATTTAGACTGGTAGTCAACGACCTCTACTATGGTGACGAAGGAAAGTGCTGCCTCGCATCGCCCGAAAAGGGCTTTGCCATATCCGACGAAGTCATAGAGTACGCACTTCACAACATCTACAGGCGAAACTTCAATCCAAAGACCGACATCGAGCCGGGATTTTTCCACGCATTCGTGTCCACACTCAACGCCGCTGCCGACAAGGGAATCAGACAGGCTCAAAAGTCAGAAGACGACTTTCTCAACGCACTACGACACAACACAGCCGTATTCGCAGCGTTCAAGACGCACCGGCTGCAGAACGATGTCGCACGGCAGCTCATGGATTCAAACGGCAATCTAAAGCCGTTTGAACGGTGGAAAAACGATGTGCAGGACATTACCTCACACCAGTGCAAGGCATGGCTGCGAACGGAGTACGACACCGCCGTGCTGCGCGCAAGGCAAGCAGCCAACTGGCAGCAGTTCCAGCGAGAGAAAGATGTACTTCCAAACCTCGAGTGGATGCCATCCACATCGCCAAACCCGGGAGCAGACCACATGCCTTTCTGGGGAACTATACTGCCCGTTGACCACCCCTTCTGGGAACAACACAGACCGGGAGACCGATGGAACTGCAAGTGCGACTTGCGCGCCACCGACAAACCCACAACCACGGTGCCCGCCGACCCGGCAAACGCCCACGACCCCCAGCCGGGGCTCGACAGCAACCCAGGCCGCACGGCGCAGCTCTTCGCACCATCGCACCCCTACATCGCAAATGCGTACCCGGGGGCCAGAGAGGCCGTCGAGAAAGCAGTAAGAAAAGAGGAATTTCAGGAAATCAAGAAAGAGGCAAGGAAAACCCTGCAGGGAACAACAATTTCACACCCGAAATTAAAAGGGAAAATCAAAATTTCAAGAAGAAGTATTGACGAATGGACAAACCAGCCGCACATACACTATCAGGAAAAAAACTTGATGATACTCTCTATAGGGAAAGTACTTCAAAACGCAAAGTATCTTGGGAAAAAGACCGATGTGTCACAAAAGGCGGGAACCAAGTTCGTACACATTTTCGAAATTGAAATCAAAGCCGACAAGAGTTGGATCATCGTCAAGGAGTATCAAGATGGTAGCATCATGCTCTACAGCGTTTCTGATAGCCCGAATGTACTCATAGGACTAAACAAAAAATAGCCTCAATGTCACGGCTGGAAATACAATCCAGCATAGACGTCAAGACTATTCTCACCGCAAATATAAGCAATAATTTCAAAACAACAAAAGAAAATGAAGAAAATCTTTCGCAAAGGTACCACAAATATATAAGAAATGAGCCAAAACATGACACCACAACAATTCCTGCAGCTCCTACAGCAGCATAGCCGCGAGATAGAGCATGCCAGACAACGAACACTGCCCGTCAAGGTCGGACGCATAGCAAAAGACCACTTCCAGGACAACTTCCGGCAGGGTGGGTTCGTTGACGGGGGCCTGCACCCATGGCAGCGCACGCACAGACAGCAGTACGCGCACGGGGCCGGCAGACAGTATAAGCCGCTCATGTCATCACGGCAGAACCTCTACGGATCCATAGCCTATGCGCCCACCGATGCAGCCGTAACCGTAGGTACCTCCGTACCATACGCCGACATACACAATTCAGGAGGGGACATCGTAGTAACAAAAAGAATGAAACGATTCTTCTGGGCAAAGTTCCGGGAGGAAAACGGAGACTCGTGGGCAAGGAAACACAAGAATTCTGAGGCCGACTTCTGGTACCGCATGGCACAAAAACCCATAGACTCAACCATACACATACCGCAGCGGCAGTTCATTGGAGAAAGCCGCGAACTTGACAAGAAAATAGAACAGGCCATTGACAAGGAAATTGAAGACATCATGCGCAAATAAAAAACGAACGGCTGATTAATGGCCAGCTCCCGCAGTCGACGAATCGGTAGTCATTAGCTACGGAATCGTCACTGCAAATATTGGAAATAATTTTTTAATTTCAAAGTATACAGAAGTAAGATTTCGGAAGAAGTTCATTGGAGTAATAATAAGCCATATTTTTCCACAAAAAACTGGGCAAAGAATAATACAAGCGATGCCTTTTATCACCATAACATTATTGATAAAACTATGAATGGTATAATGTTGTAAAGAAACATTCGGGGGAGAAAAATAAAAAGCCCCCAGCCTGTTAATAGTCATCTCACCTACATATTAACGCAATACGAAGTACCGCACGACTGGGGGCCAATACCCTCGTTGCGGTACTTCTTTTTGCGTTTATGTAAGTGAGATATTGCAAAGATACAAAATATTATAATGATGAAGATAATTGAGGTCTTGAAATTTAACAGGGAGCTGATAAAAAGGCTCAAAATAGCGGGAATACGCCTGGAAGACGAAGAGTTTGTGGACTTATATACAGATTACACCAACTTGCTGAAGCGTGGGGAGAAAGTATCATATATTGTTGCCCTGCTTTCGGAAAGGTATGCGGTGAGCGAGCGTAAAGTGTACACACTCATCAAGCGATTCAAAAGTGACTGCAAACCGCTTGCAGTATGATTTGGTGAGATTGTTCTTCTGCTTCACCGAATATAACAACCTTTGTCGCACAAAATAAGTGCGATAATGAGAAAACAACATCTTTCAGCACCGCTTCCATTCCAGGGACAGAAGCGGATGTTTGCCCGGGAGTACATTAAGGTACTCCAACAGTACCCTGACGGTACAACCTTCGTAGATTTATTTGGCGGCAGCGGTCTGTTGTCGCATATCGCCAAGTGTCAGAAGCCGAACTCCACCGTTGTGTATAATGACTTTGACGGCTATCGTAAACGGCTGGAAGCCTTGCCCCAGACGAATGCGCTGTTGGCAGAATTGAGGGCAATGATCAATGTCCCGCGCCACAAGGCTATCATGGGAGCGCAGCGCGAACAGGTACTTTCGTGTATCCGCAAGCATGAGCATGACCACGGATATGTTGACTATATCACACTGTCACCTTCCCTCCTTTTTTCGATGAAATATGCTACGGAGTATGCGGACTTGGAAAAGGAAACCCTATACAATAAGATAAAGAGAGTGGACTATCCATCATGCGATGACTACCTCGACGGGCTGACCATAACCTCCAGCGATTACAAGGAGGTGTTTGAGAGATACAAAGATGTGCCAGGCGTGGTGTTCCTCGTCGACCCTCCGTATCTGAGCACGGACAGCAAGACGTACAGGATGTACTGGAAACTGTCCGATTACCTCGATGTGCTGACAGTTCTCGCCGGGCATAGATTCATCTACTTCACCTCGAACAAATCCTCCGTCATAGAGCTGTGCGACTGGATGGGAAATCACCCTAACCTTGGCAACCCTTTCAGGAACTGCCACCGCAAGGAGTTCAACGCTCACATGAATTACAGTTCGTCCTACACGGACATCATGCTCTATACGGATGTTGCTTGAATAACATTCTAATACCGTTTGAACGATGAACAAATACTATCAGATACTGAACAAGATCCTGGAACAAGGAAAAACTCAGACCAACAAGAAAGGCAATATCCGTTACTTGCTCAATGAGCAACTTTCATTGTCGCCTGCTGACTTGCTCGATATATTCGAGAGCCACGGCATAGCCAGAAAGAAACTGAAGAACGAACTCCAACTCTTTATGCAGGGTGAGCGGCAAGTGGAGAAATACCGCGAGATAGGCATAAACTGGTGGGACTATTGTGGCTCCGTGCTCGTTAATAGTTATCCCACCTACTTTGAGAAGCTGCCGCCATTGTTAGCGAGGATAAACCGTGAGAAGCGGAACAGCAAGAATTATGTATTGTTCCTTGGTGAAACAGGTGCGGAGAGCAACCAGGCACCATGCCTCAGCCTTGTACAATTTCAAATTGACAAAGGTGAGCTGATATTGTCAGCCTACCAGCGAAGCAGTGATGCGAACCTTGGACTGCCAGCAGATATATACCACCTCTATCTCATGGCACGCCAGATAGACCTACCATTGAAGAACATCACACTGAATCTCGGAAATGTACACATATACGAGAATAATTTGGAGCGCACAAGGGTGCTGCTTGGCGGTGAGGAGAACGTAAAGTTCGACTTGAATGTGTGA